TAAATTGAGCCATGAACGCTTGAGAGATTTGATTATCAGCTTCTTGAATTACTCTCAAAGCCCCATCAGGATTAAAGCCACTTTGACCGCCAAAGGCGTCATATTTAATAGCGGTATTTTCCACTAAATACCCTTGTTCTTGCACTAAATAGGCTTGTGCTTGTGATACCGCTTCATCAATCATAGCTCTCAGCTCTCCATCGGTGAAGCCTGATCGCTCAGCGATTTCTCTATCCACTGTGATTTTAGGGGTGGGAATAGCCCAACGCTCAACGCCAATAGAAAGTAAATTGGAAGTACGTTGTTTTTGAGACCACCACCAATAGCAAGGTCTTAAAAGTCCAACCCCTTCAAAATTTTGACCAGTCTTATTTAAAGTTAAAAGTAAAAGCTTATTTGCTGGGATTGGTTCAGGCATGACGCCCCCAATCATATTTTGCATAACGCCTTCTAAATTCCTTCCGTCCATGGTCAACCAACGCTGATGGCTTGTGGGTTCTCTATCGGCATATCTTTTAAGAAAGATTTTTTCTTGGCCAATCGAATCAGTGCAAATATGATAAAGCTCTTCAGCATATCGCCAACCTAAAGGCAAAAATTCAAGAAGGTAGCTCAGTTGCTCTTCAAAGCTGCAATCCATCATTCCAGCATAACCGTCAAAGCCAAAGTTTTCATTACAAAACCTAGCTAGTTCTTCGCTCACCGAATCATTCTCAACGCCTGGTTTAAAAATCCATTTAGCACTAAGCAAGGTTTGTTTCACCACCGACCAAGAACGCCGAACGATTGGATCACTAGCAAGCATATTTTCAGCGGTCAAAGTCCATTGTCTACCGCTAACGGCTGGATTTTGTTCTTTACCAGCAATGTAACCGCCAGTTAAATTTGTCCCTGAAATACCTAGTGTTTTAAAAATAGGTTGTGCTTTTTCTTCTAAAGATTCCCCTGATTTTAGGTTCATAGATAAGGCTGGGTACATGAAACACTCTTAAACAAAATTAAACTAAGTAAATTGTATTAACTATTATCATAAAAAAGCAAATTTAAAAAGCGGTCATCATTAAATATAGCAACAAATCTAAAAAAGACCGCTTTAAGAAGAAATTGGCTGGATAAGACAAAGGTTAAACTCAACCAGCCGTATTTCATTTTAAAAGAGAACAATCTATTTTCATATCTTGCCCTCATCGAACTACTCTTTCAAAGTAATACAAATTGAAACATAAATCAATTTGAATTTTAAAAAAGATAATTGTTGGTTCTAATGTGCTATGCGTTACCATTGTCTTCAACTCGATCCAACCCAAAAAACCAGCGAACCAACAATATATCAACACACTAATACAAAGGATTCTTTCATGTGTAAAATAGAAGGTGAATTTTTTTTAACTCAAGAAGGCAAGATATTCTATAGGGGTCAAGTTTATGAAGCTATGGATTGTGAATTTATGCCGGGCTCCAAGCTGGTATTCAAAATGATCGATGAAAAGCTTGATAAACCAATCAAAAAAGTTGTTAAAATGGAAGCGCTGAAACCACAAATAGAGAGAAAAGAAGATATGTTTATTTTACCTCCTGATATGGCCTTGAGCTTCCCATCAATGCAAGCTCAATCCCCAATCTCAACCCATAGCGAATCACCAGTTGAACCAATTAACGATCTAAGCCAACTCCAAGATTTGCTTAAAATGACTGGTAATAACTTACCTTTGAGCATCGCTATTCTTATTGCTCTCTTCCTCTACAAAGAGAAGAGAGAAAAAGATAAAAAAGAGGTTGATCATTCAATTGCGTGCGATATGGATAGAAAAGAGCTTCTAAGAAAGATTGACATATTACAAAGTCAAGTAAACGATTTTGAAAAAGATCAAATTAAAATTGGATTAACTGGAGATGATCTTGAAGAGAGAATTGAGAAGCTGGAGAAGGCTAAGCATTAGCGGTTTTTTTTCGGCTTGGGCTTGATCCAACTGATCTTAAATATTTATAAATTGTAGCCTTTGATATGCTAAGTTGTTCGCAAATTTCATCAGTTGCATGACCATCTTCATATAACTTTTTAACCAATAAAGCTTTCTTTTTTGCTGGATTGCTTATCCCCTTCGGTCTTCCTAAAGTTTTCCCCCGTTCTCTTGCTGCTTGGAGTCCAAGAAGCGTTCTTTCTCTGATCAATCCAAGCTCCATCTCCGCTAGTGCCGAGAATATATGAAAGATAAACGTACCAAAGCTATTGCTTGTATCAATGCCATCACTTGTTTTTAAATGTGCTTTTTTAGCTTTAATCGACTCAACAATTTCAATCAGTCCTTTTACTGATCGTCCTAGCCGATCCAGCTTTAAAACAAGTAGAGTATCTCCAGCTTTCAAAGTCTTTAAAGCTTTTTTAAGCTCGTCTCTATCTTTTGATCTTGAGCTGATTTTTTCTTGAAAAATTATATCACAACCATGCTTGGTTAAAAAGTCGAGTTGAGCTGATAGATTTTGATCGGCGGTTGATACTCGTGCGTATCCAATTAGTTTAGACATTTAAAAGTCCTTGTGTTGTAGTTCAATAAATCAACACATTAAATTAAACTAATCTTTCAATAAATCTAGTCCTCAGTTTTTAAATCAATTTCAATTTCATCAATGACCGCTAGAAGCTTCACCCTGATCGCTTCATCCTCTTTGAACAAGGCTAAAATAATATCTTTGAATAAAAGTAAAGTTTCTATTGTCATTTTTCTTTTCCTTTAATTGCTGGAATTTTAGGAATCTCTAAGCCTAATCTTTTAATTATTCTTTTAATCCTAACTCCGGTTGTTTTTAGTTCTCTTCCCATTTGATTCATTGATTTGCTTAGAGAATAGACTTTCATAAAATCTTCATCGCTAATCCAAACTGTGTTTACACCTGATAATTTTTGCCTCTTATTAATTTTATATTTATGGATATAATGCATTAATCCAGTGGTTGACAAATTCAAATCTTTGGCAATTTCTTTCCAAGATTTATCATTAGATACAAAGGGTAAAATATCATCGGCCAATAAACCCTTTTTTTTAGAAATAGTATAATTAGGATCATTTATCTTTTCTTCCAATTCGCACAAGCGGGGATCTAAATTTAATTTGTACATTATTTTTTTATCCTTTTAAGTGATGGTTTATCTATATTGAATTGTTTAGCGGCTTTATATACTCGATTCAAGGGTACCTGCAAATCTCTTGCTATTTGACGCCATGTTTTATGGGGCGAATAAACTCTCATAAATGCATCATTTGAAATAGACAAATCTTTTTTACCTCTCCTCTTAGGATGGTCTTCTAAGCCTAGTCTATGCATAATATTCTTGATTCGTCGATCTGATATTTTTAATTCTCTTGCTATTTCCCTAATCGACTTATCTTTAGAATAAGCATTCATAAATTGCTCATCACTGATTCTAATCATTTTAATTGCATTAGGTTTGGCATCTGGTTTTTTAGGCCGTTGAATCTTATACTTATATGCCCAATAGGTTAATTTATTATATGAAATATTCATCTCTTTAGCGATTGTCTTCCATGTTTTAAATGTCGTCATAAAAGATAGTATTTCATCAGCTGATAACGCCTTATCATCATTAACTGGGGGCTGATATGCTGGGTCATTTAACCTATCTTCTAAAGCACATAAGCGGGGGTCTAAATCTAAGTGATACATTTTAAAATCCTTTTGTCTTAGAAAATAACTGATTATATTTTTTTTGAGTTATTGAATTAGTTTCATGCTCGATCATACTGGGAAGCTCTGAATCTCTCCAAAGCCAATTGATGACATCATATCTTAGAGCGTCTAAGGGATCTTCTCTTCCATCCTTTTTAGGGGCTTCCTTATTATCCCAGGCATAAGACAAGATGGCTTTTCTAAAAGAATTACCACTTGCACGCTCCCCAGCTTCCCAAACCTCTCTTGTACATAATATTTTTCTTTGGCCAATTAGTCTTTTAACCCTTAAAACTCCGTTCATGATGTCGGTTCTAATTGGATCAGTCACCCATTTAAAAGGCATTCCAATTCCCCCTTCATTAGGATCAAGCTTCAGCTCTCTAAAAGATGATTGAGCGGTTCTATCTGAGCGTTGGGCTCCAGCTTTATCACCGCTAGCACCATCTAAAAGTATCGTATTTGGAAATCTATCTTTTAAAGCCCTGGGTGCTGCTTTGCTCAAAATTAACTTAGCCAATTCACTTAGAGTTATTTCTTGAGGATTGATTTCAGCACAAATAATATCAGCTCTCAAATTGGGATCATGAACTAAAATTAGAACACTGGGTTTTCTAAAGCCAAAGTCAATAGCAATGCGACCGCTCCAATTGGGATTATATTCCCAGCCATCGATAATATGGTTCATCGTCCACTCATTGTAAATCATTCCGCTCTTTGGCCGTGGCTGGTTCTCCACCATTGCCAGCCGTTCTTCTTCAGGTAGGTTCTTGATTGCTTCGAACCAGTCGCTGGATAGATTGGCTTTATTAACATGACTTGAAAAAAGAATTGGATCACAATTGGCTTTTGTTGCCATATCCACCCACCAAGCCCCCCAAACTGGAAGCCCAACCATAACCAGCTTTGGCGTTGGTCCACTTCTTAGACGGCCTAAAGCTTTAAAAGCTACCTCTTCAGTTAACATTTGACACTCATCAATCACCGCTAGGCCTGAAGTAATATTTAAGCCCTCTAAGGAGTTTTGAGACGCGTCTTGCGTACCTGGTCTAAAATAAGATCGTGTATAGATGACATGATTATTTGGAGTAGTCCAGCACCCATTAAGACCATTATAAACCCAGCCTTCAGGAATCATCCATTTTTGAATTTCAGGTGCTAAAACTTGCCTATATCTTCCAGCGGTATCAGTGATGAGAAGGCTGGATTTATTGGGATGTGCTTCACTCCATACCGCCAATGCAAAAACTAAAGCTGAAGTTTTACCACTACCCCAGCCCGCTCTAACTGATATAAAATGATCGTCTGATACAAGTAGCCTTTTAATAAGAGTCGCTTGTAGTTCATTTAATTTTAATTTATTCATCCTCATCGACCTCATCAGCCTCATCAACCTTTGGCTTCTCATCAACCTCAACGCCTCTGAGTTGGTTGATCATATCAATGACAATTGACTTTTTATCTTGAGCTTCACTTATTTCAACTATTTGTTTTTCTCCAAACTCATCTTTAAATTGACGCTCTAATAAAAATTTAGCCGCTTTCCAATCTCCAGCTTCAGCGGCTGATTTAACGAGGCCTAGCAAATAGCCACGATATGCCAGTACGGCTTGTTCAATATCAAAAGCAAACTTTTGATCTTTTTTTTTCCAGCCATAAAAGGTTTGTGGATATACTCCACACCTAACAGCCGCTTGTGTTGGCTTATGGCCTTGCGCTATCAGCGATAGTACTTGCTCTTTTTTTAGATCGCTCTTAGTCATAGGTGC